CCAGACCCCTTTGGCTTTTATGAGCACCGTATTCTTAATTGGCTAGAGATTAACAATGAAGAATGGGAGCAGCAATATTTTGAAATCATTGATTTTTTAAGAAACTATGAGTTGTTGCGGGTAGGTGTGGATGCTCAAGGAGTCGGCGGCGCGGTGGCTGAGCGCCTGCAAGTGCTGCTCCCTAATATTGAAGTGCTTCCCATTTCTTCCGATTCCAAGAACCAAAACGAGCGCTGGGTGCACCTTACGGAACTTATTCAGCGAGAACAGTTGGTAATTCCCGGCCATTCCAAGGCGCGGAGAACCCGCATGTGGAAGAAGTTTAACCAGCAAATGAATGATCTAGAGAAAGTGTATCGCGGCCCATACATGTTGGCGGAGGCGCCCGACGAGAAGGGGGCGTTTGACGACTATCCAGATTCGCTGGCAATTGCCTGCGCTATGACAATCCATGATACCTTGCCAACCGTACAGGTGGCGGAAAATCCATTCTTTAATTGATGGTATTCTTGAGGAAACTGGTTTTACCTTAGGAGATTACATGACGACTATTTCACCTGCCCCCATGTTTCCCGAGCGCGATGGTAGTGCAATCGTGTTTGAACGCGAAATGGCCCCCAGCATTCCGGGTAACAAAGGCCCGCTCCGCTTTGAGGAAGGTGTTGCTACTGACACCGACGTTCCGAACGACTTTGCCAAGGGTGCCTACGTGGACACTGCGCCGTCTCCGATGCGGATGAACCACAACAATCCTGAGATGTTTTACAAGCATGCTGTTGAGACAATGCAGGAGCGTGCACACGTTGGTTCGGCTTCGTGGATTGAAGCCCCTTCGGTTCTCAGCGAGTTTGTTGAGGGTGCGATGGCTGGCGACGGAATGCCGCAGTGGGAGTACTCCTACAACGATGGCGGCCACATGAACCGCCCGAACGCTACGGTTGTTTCGGACTAACTCATGGATTCCGCCGACGGCGGAAACGTCGACGCCAGCCAAAGCGATGGGGATCTAGAGCAAGACTCTCTGACTTCAACGTCCGATCTAGCGCCAACCATTGCGGAGCGGTATTCGCTTTCGCCGCAAGGAATGTACATTCCGGGAAGATACGCACCCGGTATGTATTCCAGCCGCATTGGCGCCTTTATTGCTTCTTACCAAGTTAAGCCGCCGCCGAAAGTTCGCGAGCGAAGAAATCCGTTTGTCCTCGAGACATACCTAAAAAGCACTGGCGCGGCCAACGTGTACCAGCCGACTGGGTACGTAATGCCCAAAAACATGGCAGGCGATAACGTTGCAGACAACACCACCATTTCGTTAATTCAATTTGGGATAGGTGATCCTGTTGACGCGGCTTTTTCGACACAAAAACCGCAAGTAGATCGCAAAGTTTCTGACTCTGATAAGCCCGCTGATCCGGGTCGCCTATTGGAGGAAGACGATCTTCGCCGTCGTTCACTCCATGTTTCTAAAGGCCGTAAAGACCAGTATGACTACGGGACTGAATCGTGAAAAAAGAATTGTTATTTAATATCCTTAACGAAGTCGGCTCAGAGGACGTTGAACGCATTGCGGGCTCTAAAGAAGAATTTAAAAAGGCTAAAGAAACTTTCTCTAAGATTTCCCGCGGCACCGTTAGCAAACACGATCCTTCAGTTCGAGGCGGTGTAAACCCCTTCCTTCTAACAAAAGATAGCGTTAAGGTGCAGCATAACGACACCTCTGGGCTGCGCGCTGTTATGCAATCTAATCAAAAAATTCAATATCTTGACCCAGCAAATTCATCCGGGAAATGCAATACCTGCCCATGGTCGACTCCCGGATGCCGTGGCCATTGCCTGCGCTTTTCGGGGCACTTTGGGCTGTATGCAGGGGCAGGCCTTGCGCCTACTGTTCGCACATCGTTTGCGGCTGACGAACCCGCTATGTATCTTGGTTTGCTTCACAAAGAAATTACTAATCACGAAAATCATTCTCGAGCAATTGGGAAACGATCAGTTGTGCGGCTAAACGGCACAAGTGACGTGCCGTTCTGGGAACTATCTGCTGCTGAAGTTATTATTGGTGGTCATCCAAAAACGCTGTTTAGTGAATATACAAAACGTGGAACCGCTGGGGTCCTTGAAAAGGGTGACCCCGCCGATGCCCCCATTAAGTACCCAAACGTGTTTAATATTCGAAGTGCCGGTGAGCGGATAACGGTTGACCGCATTAGGCAAATCACTACAGCAAGCATCCCCGGCTATAGCAGCAACCTTGCTGTTCCTTTTGCTGTACCTTCACAGGATTACAAGTTTTCCGATCACGTGCGTCTTACTGACGCGCAAGGCAAAACTATTGATCTTCCAGTTGTAAAAGAACGTGTTAGTCGGGGTCGTGGCCACCGTAGGCGGCCTGTATCTGTGGGTGACCTTCACGACATTCGTGCGCACGATCCCGACATTGGGGGCGTTGTTGCTTTGCGCGAAAAGATTATGACTGATCCGTCTAGGGTAGGGCGCAAAGACACAAGTGGGTTTATTCGTCAATTTGTGCCTGTCGATGCCCGCGTCAAAGTTCGGCGCAAATCGAGGAAGCAAATGTAAGTATGTGGTGGGATTTGTTTATTGGGTCTGTTATTACAGCAACTGGAGCAGGTCTTGTTAGTGGCGTCGTTTGGTTTGCAAAAATTCTAATAAGTTTTCGCAAAGAAAATAGAGAAGATCACGACAAAGTAATGCGAGAACTTAAAAATTTAAAGAAAAGCATTGATGTTGTTGGTGAACGCATGACTAGTCACATCGAATGGCATCTAAAAAAGAGGTAATTAATGCTTGGAAAGATTTCACTACTAAAAAATATTCTTTTGCGCATGCTTGCAACGTTTGCCGCCAGTGGTCTTGGGGTCATTGGCGCTGGCACTATTGTTGGCGTTCCCATATGGAAAGCGGTATTTATGGCAGGCATTGCCGGGGTTGCCACGGCTGTTGTGGGGTTGTCGCGTGAGTTTCTTGACGATGGGAAATTGGACATTGAAGAAATTAATACAGTATTTTCTAAAGTGGACAAAAAGACTCCAAACGTTTAGTGCCCCCTGCGGGGATCGAACCCGCGACATCCGGATTAAAAGTCCGTTACTCTGCCAACTGAGTTAAAGGGGCTTGTTCGTGAGGTATTCTATGGCGTGGGTTTAAGGCAAAAGTTGCTCTACACAGATGAAGAGGCATGGGCAATGGTTGCACCTATTGATTCGTGGGTGTTTAACAAACTTTACGTTGCTCGCATGGCGGGTGTGTTATGTGGTCCAAGAGGAATTACAGTCCCTAATCCCGACCACTACGTTGTTCGACCAATCACTAATATTTCTGGCTGTGGTTTAGGAGCCCGAAAAGTTTGGTTTGACGATGACACGTCGGCTATCCATCCCGGCGAGTTTTGGGCTGCTGTGTTGGAGGGAGAGCACCTTAGTATTGACTATAAAAACGGCCAACCCGTGTTATCGGTTCGAGGTATTAGGGCAGACCCCAATGATCTAGTTCATTGGCAAAAATGGGAAAAATGCAAAAAATACATAATGCCGCCTGACTACATTCGCCCTCTTTTAAGGCGTTATCCCATTGTCAATTGTGAATACATTGACGGGACCCTTATTGAAGTGCATCTTCGGGGCAATCCTGATTTTATTTATGGAAATGAAGAAATGATACCGGTATGGGAGGGACAACAAATTCTGTGCTCCGATGGGTGGAAATACATCCCGGACGTAATACCCCCAGATATGGACCCTAGTAAAAATCCGCTATGGGAGTTGGCTCGCCCTCTGCGTGTTGGGATACTTATTCGGTGAAGTACAGTAAAATTGAAATTGTAAAACAACGAAGAGAAAGTAGAGGAAACAACTAATGGCTAAGGTAGAGTGGGATTATGTCGTTCCTGTTAGACTTCCAGATGATCTTAAAGGCGTTACGCCGGGAAAAATTCCCGACGCCCTCCTACGTCCAGCGGTCGGCGGTGGGAAATTGCATTGGATTGCGGCGGCAGCATGGGGCGCAATGGTTGATAAAGCCAAAGCCGACGGCGTTGAACTCAAACCCGTATCGGCTGGGGACACATATCGTACATACGACTCGCAGTTGGCGGCCTTCAAACAACGCTATGTTTTGGAACCAATTGCAGGCGCAAGCACTCGAACGTTCAATGGAAAAAAATGGTTCTTAAAGAAAGGCATGGCGCCCCTTGCGGCACCGGGTAGTAGTCAGCATAACCTCGGTGTGGCCGTTGACGTGCATACGGCTGCTGAGCCTAAGCGTCTTAAATGGCTAATTAACAACGTTGCTACGTTTGGTTTTTCGTGGGAAGTTGTTCCTGAGGAGCCGTGGCATCTACGCTATGTTAGGGGTTCTAATCCGCCGCCCGCTGTTGTTGCATACATGCAAAAAAACAACATTACGCCTCCCGCCCCCAGTGTCGCTGCGGCCCCCTAGAAAGATTGACACGCGTCCTCAAAGACGATACAGTAGAGGACATGAGAAGTGACGACCTCGATTTAGTAATCTATTTCCTGCGAAAGGTCTTTCCCGGCGTTGGGGAGGTTGACCTTCTTGTCAACTTGCTTGATCGGCTTGAGCACGAAAAGCAACAGCGCAAACAACGGAAGCAAAAACAACATGTCTGATAGTTCTCTGCTTGCTGATCTCTTGGGACTTCCTAAACAAGAAAAGAACTTGTGCAAGTTGCAAAAGGTAATTGACCAAATGACGCCTGACGAACAAGAGGCGATGAATAGGGCCGTGGAGTTGATTCGCGAAGATCATGGAAATGGTCATGGTCGGGTGTACACGACAACGTGGCTTTCTAAAATACTAAGAAAAAACAACATTAATGTCAGCCTGTCAGTAATCCAACGACATGTAAACAAGGAGTGTAGTTGTGTCTAAAATTGTTGATGACTTAAACCAATCCCAAAAAAAACAAAGGCTTCTTGGTCAATTGGTTGACATGCTAGAGCGCAAAAACATTGCTCTTGAAGACATTGGGGACATTCGCAAAGTCTCTATTTATCAGTCTCTTACCAAAGATGACGAGGGCGAGGCGCAGGTCCACGATCTTGCCGCTATTCAGTTTTCACCAAAGTGGGAGCAGGGCCCTGATTGGCCCGTTATCCAACCGGGGCCTGCTGTCAAGTTGCCTACTCCCGCAAAACAAAAGAAGATTTCTACTAAGTTTTTTAAGGACTTTATTGTCCCTGACGCCCAGATTGGTTATTACCGTGGCCGTGACGGACGGTTAGAGCCTACCCATGACGAGAAGGCAATCGCCGTTGTTCTTGCGGCGATTACGTACGTTCAGCCAAAAGCCATTGTGTGTGTGGGCGACAATCTTGACTTGCCTGAGATGGGCAAGTATTTGACAACTCCTGCGTACCAACAAACCACCCAAGCAGCAATTGATCGCGCTACGTTGTTCTGCGCACAACTTCGTGAGGCCGCCCCTCATGCGCGCATCGTTTGGATGGCTGGCAATCACGAGGAGCGAATGCCAAAGTACCTGTTGACTAACGCTGCCGCTGCGTATGGTCTCCGCAAAGGCAACACTCCCGAATCGTGGCCTGTGCTTACCGTGCCGTACCTTTGTCGCATGGACGAGTACGGCGTAGAATACCGCCCCGGGTATCCAGCCTCTGATTATTGGATTAACGAAAAATTGCGTGTAATTCACGGTGACCGTGTGAAGTCTTCCGGCTCTACGGCTAATGTATACCTCAACAACGAAAAAACGAGCGTAATTTATGGACACATTCACAGGATTGAAACCGCGTTTAAGACTCGTGAAGATTTTAATGGTCCTCGCACCATTATGGCTGCTAGTCCCGGTTGTCTTGCTCGTATTGACGGCGCGGTTCCGTCTACGAAGGGCGGAGTTGACCTCGATGGTCGTCCGCTCACTCGCTACGAGAACTGGCAACAAGGATTTGCTGTAGTTACTTACGAAACTGATGGCGAACATCGTTTTCAGTACAACGTAACGTCAATCTATGACGGTTGGGCAATGTACGGAGACGTTGAATTTCGGGCGTAACAATGACTACTATTGTCGGTATCCAAGGCGATGGTTTTGCTCTCATTGGCTGTGATTCTCAAGTTTCTGATTTTGCCGATGAAGGGTACGCCACACAAGTTGTAACTTTAAGGGAGAGTGCTGGAAAGATAGCCTCTAACGGAAGGTATTTGTTAGGAGCAGCAGGTGACGTGCGGGCTATTAACATTTTGCACCACGCGTTTTCCCCACCCGCAGCACCGCACACACTTCGGGGTAAGAAACTTGATCACTTTTTTACAACTAAATTTATCCCTTCATTGCGTGAGTGCTTTGAATTGCAGGGATACGCAGTGCCGGACAAAGATGATAAAGAGCACATTGCAGAGCACGACTCTTCGGTCATTGTGGCTATCAACAACGTTATTTATACCGTTGAGGGAGATTATTCGTGGTACTCCGATTCCGCTGGCATGTACGCCATTGGCACGGGGGCACAATATGCTATGGGAGCATTGCATGTGCTTCAAATGAAGACGCGCATAAATCTTGCAACGGCAAGGAAACACGTTATGAAAGCACTTGCTGCGGCTGCTAAATTTGACCCATACACCGGAGCCCCGTATCACGTGTATGTTCAGGGAGGGGACATTCCGCGTAAAAATGTTAAGCCTGTATAATTAACCCACCAAACAATAGGAGCAAACTATGGCTGATTTAAACAAGACTCATCAAGATGCTGCCCTTAAAGGCGCTGTTTTGGGCGTCCTTACTTACGGCGCGGCAAAGGCTGGTGTAACTTCTGAACTTGTTGCACTTGCGCTTCCACTTGTAACCCTTGGACTTTCGTGGGTTTCAACCAAGGTTGGCGACAAGAACACGGCACTGTTGGTTGATCTTGCTGTCAAGGCGGTTGAGGCCACCAAGAAAAAGAATGCACCCAAGACCTCTTCCAAAGTTGTTGCAAAGAAAGCCCCCGCCAAGAAGAAGTAATATCTTCTTAGTGAGGTTGTAAATGCCAATTGATTTTTGGTCCCCGTCATACCGGGCGGCTTCTAGCGACCTTACCGTTGCCATCAGTCCACTTGGACTTGTTGAATTGGCGGATGAGGAGTTTGAAGTTCATGGTCCGCGTCTAAATAGGTACTCGTCCGCTTGGGCGTGGTACCTCGGGCATCATTGGTCTTACCGACGTGAGATGGGCGACAACAACATCACGATGAATTATGTCCGCACGATGTCGGATTTTATTAACAACTTTTGCTTTGGTAAGGGAGTGCAGTTTAAAGTTTCAGAACAAAACGGCGCAATTATTCCGCGATTGCTGCACGAAGTTTGGGACAACCATAACAATAAACATTATCTGTTGTGGCAAATGGGGCAGTTGGCTTCCGTCACGGGTGACTGCTTTGTAAAAGTTGCGTACGACGAGCCGTATGTGGATTCCGCAGGCATGATGCATGCGGGCCGCATTCGAATTTTGCCGCTCAACCCAGCACATTGTTTCCCCGAATATCACCCACACGACCGCGAACGTTTGTTGCGTTTCAAACTCAAGTATCGTTTCTGGGGCA